TGACTATGAATTAAATTTTGTTTTGAAACAAGAAACAGAATGGGAATTAGGAATTATCTATCAATCTCAAAAAGCTATGGACTACATCATCGAGGAGGACAACTAATGTTTTACGATTACAAAATGAGTCACACATTTGTAGGTAGATTCAAAGGAGATTTCTTTGAACAACAAGACAAAGCTAGAAAAGATTTTTCTAACAAATGGTACAACCTTAGAAGTAATACTAGTTTGGATCGCCACCATAGAGATGAATGGAACAATGCATTTGATGCTATGGATGAATTAGCTAAGGCTGATCAATTAGAAAATCAATCAAACAATTTAATTATCGGAGAAATTTAATGGAAGATTTAATTAATGAAGAAATTTTAGAAAATATCCATGAAGGATATGAAATATACCAAATGATTATTGAAGAAGAGGGTAATATATATCCTCAAATTCGATATGTCATTAGAGAAAGATCTTGTTTCGCAGATCAAGATTTAAAATTAGTTAGACATAATAATATGTCTTTCTTTCACACATTAAAAGATGCTGAGAAAGCATTATCTGAAATTGTACAAAAAAGATTTGAGGAGCAAGCACAATGACAATGAAAGTATTAGTTGCCTGTGAATATAGTGGCATTGTTAGAGAAGCATTTGCTGCTAAAGGTCATGACGCTTGGTCATGTGATTTATTACCTACAGATCAACCAAGTGATAAACACATTCAAGGAGATGTTCTTGAAATAATTAATGATGGATGGCAGCTCATTATTGCTCATCCTCCATGCACTCACTTATCAGTTAGTGGAGCAGCTAGATGGGCTGAGAAAGTAGCTGATGGTAGACAACCTGCTGCTATCAAATTTGTTGAACAGATATGGGATGCAGATTGTCCAAAAATTTGTATTGAAAATCCTGTTGGAGCATTATCTAGTAGATCAAAATTAGGTAAGGCATCACAATACGTTCAACCATTTGAATTTGGACACGCTGAACAGAAGAAGACAGGCTTTTGGTTGAAGGGATTACCTAAACTAAAGGGAACTAAATATATCGATGTCTCAGGGCTGCCTGATAAGGAAAGACAGAGACTTCATTGGTTACCACCATCAAAGGATAGATGGAAGATCAGAAGCACCACATTCAAAGGCATTGCAGAAGCAATGGCTGATCAATGGGGATAAACAATTTGACCTGATCAAGTCATAAAACTGATCTTTGTACACTCACTTTATTTAAAATCATGCACGATTATTTAAAGGAAATCTATTTTGATTTCTGTCTCAAAAATGATATGCCAAAACACAATGATGCATATCTATCAGCTGAAGATTATCTTGCTGGTAATTTTCAATTACTTATTTCTCAAATCTTTTGGTTTAAAAATTACGTAAGACTATGGGAAGCAACTAACGGAGGGGAGGATCTATAAATGTATATTGAATCAACAGACAAACAAGCTGTCTTTAAAGGCGATGAAGCAGGGCATAAATTGCTTCAGCTCATAGATGAAATGGGATGGGACTATGACAGATTCTCATCATCAGGACAAGAAACCTATGACAAAATTTGTACAATCTTAGCCACAGTTAAGGAGGTAAAAGAATGAAAACTTATAAAGTAGAAATTCATCGTAACTTTTACTATGACTATAAGGTAAAAGCTTCTAATAAAGAAGAAGCTGAAAATAAAGTTTGGAATGATGTTAATGGTAAAACCAAAGATGTAATTCTTTTAGAAAGCGATTGTTATGATCAAGATTGTTTTAAATGTGAGGAGGTATCTGAATGAAACTAACTAAAGAAGAAGCTAGATGGCTTGATAATAAATGGAATGATTTCTATTACTACTTTGATGTTGAATCAATGTATCCCAAAGATCAGGAAATTTTTAGAAAGATTGGACAAAAATTATCGGAGGTAAAACAATGAAAGTAGGAGCTGGAGAATTTATTAAAAAAGATTCTGGAGAAGTAATCTGGGGATCAGAAGCTTTCATAGATGAAGTATTTAAAACTCTTTATGGAAATGACTTTCGTAATGAAATCTGGTCATACAATGATGCCCTCCAGAAGATTAAAAACTTAGTACAACTACAGGAGCAATCTCATGTCTAAAACAAACACAAAAGAGTCAGCAAATGCTTGGAACTATAGCATTACAAGTGGCACCAGAAATGCATTTTGGATGATGCATGATGAAGATCAACTTGCTGATGTTTTCGATCTAGTTTTCTGTGAATTAACTACAGAACAATTAGATAACATCAATCAATTAATTGATGCAGAAATCTGGAAAAAAGTTCATTTAGCGGAGAAAAACTAATGACAAAATCAACAAAAGAAATCAGAGATGCTGCCGAACAAACTTACAGGTGGCAGAAAAAAATTGAAAAACAATTATGTGGTAAAAAGATTGTGGCTGTTCGCTACATGACTCCACAAGAAGCTGAATCAAGTGCTTGGTACTATCAACCCCTACTAATTATCTTTGATGATGGTAGTGCAATTTGCCCTATGTCAGATTGCGAAGGAAATGAAGCTGGAGCATTAAGTGTATTCCAAGGTACTTCTAAAAAAGAACCTGTATTAGATACTATTCCAGTAATGAGGGAGAGATTATGAAGTATGAAACTTATACAAAAATTTGTGATAAACACAAAATTAATCCTCATCAAGTCATAGCTGATGGAAACATTCGAGAGATTTTAGATCGTGACAAAGACCATGATCTTGAATTTCATGAGATTTTATTAGATCAATACTTCACAGTTTATTACTGGGAAGGTAAAATTGCGGACATTTAATTATGGAACTATCTAAAGAACAAATGGAAAAAGTAATCCTTGAGTTGGAATCTAATTACAATTCAAAAACTTTTGATGA